ACTGGGATAAGTGCTTGGACATGTTTGAATACAATAAAGCAAATACTATTCGTTTTCATTTTGAAGCATTTATACCAAAAGATCACGAACACCTTATGTTTGGTTTAGAAGATGGGTTTATGAAAACTATACAATGGAGTCAACGACCACATCTAAGTAGAAAACAATATTATAAAGACATTGTGCTTCCAAGATGTAAAAATAAATTTTTTATAGAAGATACATTTCATGGAGCAATTCAAGATGATATATCTCCATATGGGGAATTTAATAAAGAAGGTTGGGAAACTCACAAACTTTGGATTTATCATCCTGAAGGAAACATTAAACGTTCTTATCATTTAGATGGTCGTCAAGGCGGAAGAAAGTATACTTCAGATGATGAAACTTGGGGGTACAAAGAATGAGACTAGGAATCATAGCAAGATCAGACAACACTGGTCTTGGCAATCAGACTAGAGAGTTAGTTAATATGCTTAATCCTAATAAGATTCTTTTAATTAACTCTGCCCCGTTTAATAATAATAAACAAAATCCCGATTGGTATAAAGATTACAACGTTTACTCAACCAAAAACGGTATGCCAACAAAAAAAGAAATTGTTTGGTTTTTAAAAGATGTTGATGTAGTAATTAGTTGTGAAACCTTTTATCATTTAGACCTTGTAGATCTTGCTAGGCAACAAGGAACAAAGACTATTCTTCAATACAACTACGAACTTTTTGGTAACTTAACAAACCCTAACTGGTCATTACCAGATGTATTGCTATCTCCTAGTCTTTGGAATATAGAGATAGTAAAAGAAAAGTTTGGCTCTGTGTGTGATGTAATTCATTTACCACCACCAACAAATGAGTCTTTATTTAATAAAGCAAAAGACAACAATCTTTCAAAAGATCACAACCGTATACTTCATATTGCTGGTAAAAAGGCTGCAAAAGATAGAAATGGAACTGAAAGTATTTTTGAAATGATTAAACACTCTAAAGAGGATTACGAATTAGTAATTAAATCTCAAACCCCACTTAATCCAAACTGTAAAGATTCTAGGGTAAAGATTGAAATAGGTAATCCAGCCAGTAGGGAAGACATGTATGATGGCTTTGATGCAATGATTCTGCCTAGAAGGTATGCTGGTCTTTGTTTACCTATGAATGAGGCTCTTATGAGTGCCCTGCCAGTTTTTATGACTAATGTATCTCCGAATAATAAAATATTGCCTGAAGATTGGTTAGTAGAATCAACAAAGATAGGATCATTTAGAACAAAGTCAATGGTTGATATTTATGATATTGCTCCAGATAAATTTGCAAATATAGTTGATGGATATATTAAGAATAATAATAAAAAAGAATTTAAAGAAAAAGCATTATCGATTGGTTTAGAAAACTTTTCTATAGATAAATTAAAACAAAAATACTTAGAAATTATAAACAAATAAAAAAGCCAGCCTATCTCTAGACTGGCTATCTTATAGAAGATTATTTACTTCTTTTTAGCAGCCTTTTTTGCTGGTGCTTTTGCAGCCTTTAAAGCCTTTGCAACCTCAGCAGCATCAGGCAAAATACCAAATGCCTTATCTGCAGGATTGAGCGCTCTCAATGCAACGGGCGCTATAGCAGCAACAAGTGCAGCCCATAGATCCTTTGGATCTGTTACGCCTGCCATGTATAGTGCAAGACCTGATGCAAGAACTGAGCGACCATATGACGCTAGCATTGCCTTTGTCTTATCATTAATTAAGTTATTCATTATTCCTCCTAGGATATAATTTGTGTCATTGTTGTAAAGCCAATCCAAAGCCCAACAATTCCTGCGACTCCCGCAAAAACTGGTGGTGCTGGTACTGGCAATTTGAATGCAGCAAACACGATACCGCACCCAAAACCTGTTAATACTGAAAGTAATATATCTCTCATGTATTTTTTATTTCTGATTCACTTGGCAAAAACTTTTTTAAATCTTTATATGCAGAAGATATTTTTTTCATACCCACGTTTAAAGGATTGCCTTCTTGTATAGAACTAAAATCATCAAAATAACTAATAGTTGGATCAACCTCTTCAACAAATTTGGTCAAACCTTTTTGAACATCCTCAATGTATGTAAAAGCCCAGTCACGAGAGTCTGATAGAAATTTAATAAAGTTTTCTCTGTGTATGTCATTATCAGTTAACTCTTGATTTGCTTTAATAGATTCAGCATCTTGATTAAGTTTAAAGTTTTCTAAAAATAATTGAGCGGAAGTTAGACTAAGTTTTTTTAATTTATGCAATATCGCTAAATACGATATAGCAAAAGAAACAGACAACACTATAAAAAATATCAACAAACCATTTTGCATCATACTACCCCCAATAAACTCTTCTCAATATGCGTTGCCCAATAGTATAAACATTTATCACAACAAGGTCTATTATACTCGTTCTTAGTGTCCATGTAAAACTCAGCATAGTAGATAGGGTCTTTACGATATAAGTTAGCCCTGTGAGTGATATTTACACGGTTTATGTGAGAAGGCTTGTTCCAGACTGGCTTACCAGTACCCCAAATCTGCCCACAAACAGCCTCTAGAACCTCTATATTGGCTTCGTTCTTATCTGTCCTTATACCCCTTGCCTTAGCCTCTTTAATCATGACCTTAGCATAGTTACGTAATGACCATTCAGCATTTTTCCACATCAATACCGCTGGATGATTGCGCCATGCCCCTGATGGGGACTTTCCAGACAAAACCTTAAGTATCTGATAGGCTTCTAATATCTGTTTATTTAATCTTTTATTGTCTAATATTTCTGCACACTGATCATAATCTTTATAAGGTAGGAAGGTTTGCATTACCTAATAGCCTCCCTAGTAATCATTACGATTGCCCCATTATCCTCTAAAGCCTTTTTTACTCTTACCATATATTCTACAGCATGTCGTTTCTCTGTGTCAAATAGACGCATAAACATATCCTCATTAGCCTTAATAGTTATAAAATGATCATTATCAATAATATCTACCTTGAAATTTTTAGGTGCTGGAATAGAATGAAAAACCATTTTCATTTTATCTGTATACATTATTTTCTTCCCCATTGTACATAATTCCAACCACGCTCATGTGCGTAGTATATAAATATTTTAACAACCGTTTCCCAAAACGCAATTGTTACAGAAAGAGCAGCGTTTTTTGTTATAACATAGGCAACAACAACAGATGAAAGAGTTCCCCATATGCGATAACTTACTGCTTTTGCAAATGATCTTGCTCTAGTTACTTTCATTATCTATATCTTTCTTAAACATACTTTTAACAAATCTATCTTCTGCATCTGCAATACCTTGGCCAAAATTAAATACCCAATTCTTTACGCTTTTCAGTAGCCGAAATAGCATGAATCTTTGCCCCCAAATCTACTTGTTCAATCTTGTATCCAACATCACGACCATAAACAATGTTTGTAATGTTAGGTAGTCTTAGTACTAATGCACCATCCATAAATTTATCCTTGGCAATATATTCTTTTACCTGATCAAATTTTAGTGGATCTTTCTCACTTGTGTTGTATGTATTTCGGACTCCAAGTAATACTTGATCAGTTCGTTTACCCGCTTCTTTGTATAAAGCATGATGACCTTCATGCCATGGCTGATATCGACCAAGCATTAACGTTGTTGGTGCAGACCAATCATGTAAATTAAACTTTTTAATCAGGTAGTCTACCTCTTGTTCAACTGTGTAGTCTGCTGGAATCCTTGCATCAAAATCTGTTGGGTCTTCCCACATCTTGTTGGTATCTTCAAATTTACCCTGCTTAATTCGGTCTACCCAAACCAAAACGTCTGGCTTACCAAATGCTGCACGAGTAAGATTAGTTGGACAAATAAAGTCTACAATGACTGGAGCAACGTCTTGTTTAGAAATAACTCTAGCAATTTCTCCTAGCCTGCGTGCATGTTCAATTCTATTTTCTATGGAAAATCCAAGGTCAGAGTTAATGGTTGCTCTAACTTCATCAGCATTAAGATGAATAGCATTAATGCGCTCTTTAAGTGTTTTTGCTAGTTCTGTCTTGCCAGAGCCAGGTAAACCAATAATTTGTATGATCATTTTATTTCTCCATTGTTAAAGATTGCCAAGTGATTGACCAGTCTTGTTTGGTTTTATGTTTGTTAAACTCTCTGGACACTTCTCCACCCTCTAAGTATACCCCACCCCAAACACCCCACTCTTTACCAGAAATTCCTACCGCAAAACATGTTTTTGCTACTGGACATTGCTGACACATTGAATCAACAATTGCCCTACCAGATTCGTTGTCTTCATATTTATCAAAATAAATATTTGTATCAAGACCTAAACAAATTGCGTCATCTTTCCATAAATGCTGTTTCATAATTACTCTCGATACTTGTTTGGTATATTCCACCCATTACGACCAGGAGAATAAACTTTGTGGATGTACCACTTATCTTTAACTCTAATACCCATTGGAGATGTTTTTGCAATGTCAGATTCTTTTAAATCAATAACATCCCAACCATTCCAAAGTAAATTATTATTTTTGGAAATAATTTTTTCCATAGTATTCAAACTTCTAATAAACATAAATACCCCCTAGTATTTAAATATACCAACTTCTACATTTTTTAACTGTGCCTCTGAAACTAATTTTGAAGTTTTTTCATTAGGCTTACTTAAGAAAGCAAAGTAGTTAATTTGATCTAAATTTTCTTGCATCCAAACTGGAGCAACTTTATAAAATTTAATCTTTTTTCCTCTTGCTTTCATTCCTCTTTCAGATAAATTAGAAAACTCAGAAACAAAAGAATTTATTTTAGCAGGACCAGCAGAGTAAATTACAAACTCTGTATCGTCTTTATGCATGTTTGACATGGCAACACCCATAGAGCGAATGAATACGTTGTAATCATTAAACTCACTTGTGCCCTGAACTGCCACGATCATCTCTTTTTCCATCCCTTAAACTATCTAATATAAAAAGCATTTTATCTAAGTCACCTTTTGATAAAGTACTAGTATCTATTGGTTTAGCGGTGTGGCGTTGTACCTCACCGTCTACAGCCTCTGCAACATAAAAAATATGATTAGATATCCAATATGCTTCGTTGCCTAAAACAATAACCTTAATCATACCCTTTTCTTTATGTTTTGTCAATTGAGAAAGATTTTCTTGGTTATTGGATAAATTCATAGAAAAAAATGATTTCAATAACCTATGCGTATCACTTTGTTTATGCAAGGTTCTTGAATAAGGTTTTTTCTTATTACTTTTACCTACTTTAAGTATAAACCAAGCAAGAGCCAATGTCAAGCCTAAGACTATTAACTCTTGCATTATTTAGACCCATCTACTTTTTAATTGCTGGCTTTGCTTCTACTGAATCTTCAACAGACATAGTCCTATTTAACTTTATTTGCATTTGCAATAAATTAAACTCAAGATCTGAAGATTTTTGTCTATAAAATAAAACTAATTGATTTAATTCTTCAATATTTAAGTCCTCCACTTTTTTACCCCTTTCTTAAATTAAATGGGCTATCTGCCCAAACCTTTTCTACTTGCTTTTTTTCTCTTTCCACAATTGCACGGCTCCAAGAAAATCCTGCATCTCCACCCCAAGCATCCCACATAATTCTGCCATTAGAGGGAAATTCTGGACCATCATAAAAACCTTTGCCTTTTTTATCTACTTCGTGACGGGAAAAGAAAGAAAACATTCTTTTAACAGTACTAAGAGACATTGCTGATCCATTTACAATATCAGTTGCACGACCCCAGCCTACTGGAGTTCCTGCGCCAGTTGCCTTACCATCTTCTTTCCACTTCAATGCACGACGAGCAGCAGCCTTCATACCAGAAGTAGGAGTGTATGTATCAGCCATTTTTCTTATCCCGTTTTTGTTGTTTAGCAACACGTTTTTCTTTAAGAGTCATTTTAGGCTCTTTTTTTGTATTAGCATTACCCTTTTGTTCTTTATTTGCCATTAGTTACCCCTGCCTTTGTTTTTGGATACGGACCAAGATCTGTTTTTATGGTGCCGTCTTTTCTTAAACGAACAATCCTACCATTTTTTATTTGAGTAGGATTGAATGCTGTTGTTTTTTTCTTTGTCATTATTTCTCAAACCTTAAAGGATTAAAAGATCCATCCCAAATACTTTTTGTTGTAGATTGTGATTCTGACTTGTATGTACCGCCACGACGTTTATATTCTTGTACTACCCAAGAATTTGCTACTGCAGATGGATAAACGTCAAATTTATCTTTTGCTGCTTGCACAACTCTTGCATATAGTTTAGGATCTGATGGTGTTGATCCACCCCTACGTGGTTTAATAAAATCTCCATAGTTAGGTTTTGCTTTTGCCATTTCATTTTCCATTTCTTCTAGTTTACCAACGGGAACGCAATTAGGAACCATGCGTCCACCTTTTTCTTTCATGCCACGTTGTTCATATCCAACCCAACATGCTTTTGTCATGTTATCCCACTTGTCTTCATCTTCATTATCTGAGTTGTAGGATTTGCTTACCTGAACAGCATACATGTTTTCCATATCAGATTGCGATGGCATTGTTGGAATACCAGTTCCATTTGATCCCATTTCTACAACCATGTCAACTGAAACAGATAGTGATTCAATTTTTATAACTTCTGACATGCGATGATAAAAAACATATGCCTGTTCTTCCCATGCGCCATCTTCTTCTTTATAAGCACGAACAATAACTGGTTTGTCATCTTCAACATATTCCATTGAGTATTCAGAACCAGGAAGACCAAGTAAACCAGGATTAGTCATAACATATTCAATACGACCAGCCATGATGCCATCATCCTTATGAACAAACATAACAAAGTCACCCTCTGCTACCATTGATTTTGAGATTGGCACATTTTTATCTTCGTTTACTGACATAAAACCTCCTAGGCTATATATAGATTATATCAGGCTTTAGGATTCAAAAGCCGTATGATTTCAAAAAGATTCCACCTGTCTTTTTTAGATAAACCCTCTACTGCATCACGATCAAAAGCCTTTTTAGATAGGGTAATAATGGGTTCTGAAGCAAAAAAGTCTATCTCTAAAAACCCTTTTTCCCATAATTTCATAACACAAGAGTTAACGTCTGTTATATGTTCATTGTATAGATCTGGCATAAGATTTTTAATCTTAGGAGTAAAAGAATATAAAAGTTCTCCAGTTTCTTGGTCAACCCCTACAGTTTCTAATCCACCATCAAGAATAAGTTTTTCAATCATTTTTTCTTCTTCGTTATTCATTTCCAATAAACTCCAATAATGATTGTTTGGTCTGTGATCCAATTATTTTATTAATCTCTTTACCGTCTTCAAATAAAATAAATGTTGGCACAGAACGAATTTCAAAAGTTTTAGCCATTTCATTTTCTATATCTACATCAACTATTTGAAAAATACCAGGAAAGTATTCCCTATTTAATTCTTCAACAATTGGCTTTACTTTTTTACAAGGCTGACACCAGTCTGCCGTAAAGTAAAGTATTGATTTCATTTGCCAGACTTTACTCTAGCCTTTTTTAATACTTCAAAATCTTTAATCTTGGTTTCGCCAAGGTATCCCCAAGCATATCCATCATTAATCATTTTATTATTAATAGACTCTGATTCTCCATTAATGTATAGCCAGCCAAGAATACGACCATACTTTTCAGATGAATTCATCTTTTCTGTACGAATAACTACAGACTTTGCATCCTTAAGTTGTTTCTTTAAATATTCTTTAGATTCAACACCAAGTACCTTTTCAACCTTATCTGTTGTACGTGATTCTGGAGTATCAATACCAGCCAAACGAACACGGGATGAGAATAGAATATCAAACCCTAAATCAATAATTACGTCAATAGTATCTCCATCAACAACGTTTTTTACTTCTTTAACAAAATACTCATACATCACACTGCCCCAATCGCTCTATTTTCAACTAACTTTTCACGCTCATCAAGAACCTCTAACATAAAAGACATCATCTTTGCATATGACTCAGGATTATTCATTATCTTATCGTAGTGATGACTACAAAACATTAGTTCTCC